GGATGACAACGGACAGGAGAGAACGATGGATAAGCAGGAGTGGAATGGCGAGGGCCTGCCGACGGTGGGCGTGAAATGCGAGGTGCGGCACATCGGTGTCTGGCATGAGACGACCATCGTCGGGAGCGACGGCGGCCTGCCCGTCTTCAAGACGGATTGGTGCGCGCGGTATGCGTATGCCTGCGGGTCTGATTTTGATTTCCGCCCCGCCCGTAGCGCAGAAGACAGGGCGGTGGAGGCGATGGTGTCAGCTACTGACGAGCACCTTACGCCGGAAGATACATGCCGGGCGCTCTACCGCGCCGGCTACCGCAAGGTTGAGGAATAACCCACACCGCGCCCCGGGCGTAGAGGAGGAGAGATGGCTACACGATCAGGGCTAGGTTATTCGCCACTGTCAGGGAGGATTTACTGGGGTCGCCAGAACCCCAAGACGGGAATGTGGGTAGGTAACGACAAGCGCGACGTGACCAGCGAGTTTCTGCAAGTCATGACGCACAAGTTCCCCGTCAATACAGCCCAGAACATCAGTGTGAACGGCGAGAACAAGTATCGCGTCATCGTCGTGGATGCAGGGCGAGAGGTCAGTGTCGACGGCAAGATTGTCGAGTAGAGCGCCACCCCGATCCGCCGGGTAAGTGCGGCCCAGCGCCCCGCCCCGGGCCAGAGTACGGGGCCATCGAAGTGGCGGTTCGACTGTAAATCTACGTCCGCTAGCGGTAGCAGGCTTGAGCCGCCACCTCGATGCACCCGCATCACCATCTGTTCCCTGCATTGCCGCTCACCCGAGCGGCTTTTTTATGGGCCCCATTCAAGGAGGGCAGCACATGAACTTCACGAGGGAATTCGCCGTCTGGGCGGTCAGCATGCTGCCCCCTGACGCATCGAACGAGACCATCGCCATCACCGTGATGGGCTCGTTTTTCGCATTCTTCACAGCCCTGGGCGGCCTGGCTGGCCTGCTGGGGTGGATCTGCACGAGGGGTAGGGTATGAGCAACTGTCAAGAAATCCTTAACAGTTCGCTGACCGCTCAGGTCGGCGAGACCGTGACTCTGAGAGATGGGGCAGGCAATCAGGTCGCGATATTCACCCATATGAAAACACGCCAGGGAGGTCGGCGGTGCCCGGACGCAGTGGCAGCAACTGCCCGGCTGTGCGCGGCCGCACCGGAGCTGTATGAGGCGCTGGCCGCCTTCGAGAGGGTTGTCGACCTTTGGCTGCCCGCAGATAGCGAAGTGGACGTAGAACATTACGGAGAGGCAGAAGCCCTTGCTGGGCTTCGCCGAACCATGGTTGACGCCCTAGCCAAAGCCCGGGGCCAGTCATGAGTCCTGATGGCTGCTGGCCGGTGATCGGGTGCCTACTGTTCGCCCTGGCATTCATCGGTGCGTTTCTTGGGAGGTAAGCATGAGCTACCAACGACACGAAGACGCCCGCCGCGACGCGGCTTGGCTGATCAAGGCCGCTGGCCAGCCCGACTCGCAGCCGGCAACAGACGCCATCGAGGCGGCGATCACGCATGCGGCCAACTCCAACAGCCTGGGTGATCTGGCCTACGCCCTCGAGCGATTGGCTACCAGCGAGGGCCACAACGGTGGCGACAGCGCCTATCGGTGTGTCGTCGACCTGCTGGCTGATTGGCTGCACGACACCGGCACGCAAGGGAGGGCGGCGGCATGACGTTCATGACCACCGTTGCCGGTATTCCGTGCCGGTGCCGGGTGACGTTCTACAGCCCCGGGGCGCCGATGCGCACCACCGGCTGGGGATACGGCGACGCCGATCCGCCAGAGCCGGAGGAATTCGAGTTCGACATCCTCGACCGGGGTGGTTATCCGGCGGCGTGGCTCGAGCAGAAATTGACCGACGACGATTACGACCGGCTGCTCAGCGAATACCACAAGAAGCGGGACGCCTGGGCAGCATGAGGAGGGAAGCATGCGAGCACTGATCTTGATCACCGTCCTGGCCCTGGCCGGGTGCAGCAGCCAGCCGATCGACCGGGAATTCAGCCACCGCCACGGCTACGACGCCATGCGGTCGATGATCCAGTCCACAGGGGCAATCCATCACGGGGTTGACTGACGAGAAGCCCCAGCCGATGGCGGTCGGACTGGGGCGGATACCAACAGTATCGAGGAGAGGGTAGCGCAATGAGCAACGCAGTAGCCACTATCCGGCAGGACATCTACGACACCCGAGACTCGTTCGCCGCGGTGCTGAGTGAGCCGGGCCTAAGCTTCGAGAGAGAGGCGGGTTTCGCCGTTCAGACAATCCAGGCGAACGACTACATGGTCAAGGTGGCCATGGGGAATCGTCAGTCGGTGGTGAATGCGGTGACCAACATCGCTGCCATCGGCATCAGCCTCAACCCGGCGAAAAAGCAAGCCTATCTGGTGCCGCGAGACGGCAAGATTTGTCTCGACATCAGCTACATCGGGCTGATGGACCTGGCTATGGCCACCGGCGCCATCCGGTGGGCGCAGGCCGAACTGGTGCTGGCCAACGACAACTTCGCCTTGCAGGGCATGGATCGCCCGCCGCTTCACAGCTTCAACCCGTTCGCCAAGGACCGCGGCGACGTGGTCGGCGTCTACGTCGTCGTCAAAACGTCGGACGGCGACTACCTCACAGAGACCATGAGTGCGGACGAGGTAAACGCCATTCGTGATCGCTCGAGCGCTTGGAAGGCCTATCAGTCCAAAGGGAAGTCGTGCCCCTGGGTTACCGACTGGGGGGAGATGGCAAAGAAGACGTGCGTGAAGCGGGCCTACAAATACTGGCCCAAGACAGAGCAGCTCGAGCAAGCGATCCACCACCTCAATACCGAGGGCAACGAAGGCTTGGCGGCGGATGGCCCGCAGCGAGACGAGGGGCTCGGTCAGCGTTGGGTGGAGCAGGCTACCAAGGCCGAGAGCACTGAGCGATTGGCTGAGGTATGGCAAGCCGGCCTGGCGGACATCAAGAAGGCCAGAGACATGGCGGCCTATAGCGAGTTCAAGGCAGCGGTCGAGAAGCGCGGTGAAGCGCTCAAGCAGGCCGAGGCCAATACCATCGAAGGAGAGGCCCAATGCGAATCATAGAGTGCGATCAAGGCAGCGCAGATTGGCACCTGGCGCGAGCTGGTTGCATTACCGCCAGCATGTTCGAGGCTGCGCGCGCCAGGCTCAAGAGCGGCCCAAAGAAGGGTCAGCCTACTGAGAAGGCGCGGGACTATGCGTTCCGCCTCGCAATCGAGCGCATCAGCGGGCAGCCGCTCGACGAAGGGTTCGAGACCTGGGCGATGAAGCGCGGGCACGAACTCGAGCCAATGGCACGGATGGAACACGAGATGGCCACCGGGCTGATTGTTCAGCATGCAGGGTTCGTCACCACTGATTGCGGGTTCTTCGGCGCCTCGGCTGACGGCCTGATCGACCCCGACGGTGGCAGCGAATACAAGTGCTTTGTGGCGCCGGACAAGCTGCGCGCATTCCACATCGACAACGACATCAGCACGGTCGTGGATCAAGTACAAGGTGGCATGTGGATCACTGGAAGAAAGTGGTGGCACATCGGCCTTTATTGCCCAGCACTGGAGCCGATCGGCAAGCAGCTCTGGTTCAAGGAGTTCGAGCGCGACGATGAATATATCGGCCAACTCGAGGAGGACCTGATGGCCTTCAAGTCGATGGTGGATGAATACGAACAACTGCTGCGAAGCAAGGCAGCTTAGGCCCCACACCGGGGCCTTTTTTGTGGGAGGCGGTATGCCACGCAAATACCACCGCTGGCCTCGCGAGGATCTCGACATGCTCGAGCGCCTGGTGCTGGCAGGCTGGCATGACGAAGACATCGCTGACGAGATGCAGCGGGAACTGTTGTCTGTGCGCGGCGCCATTCAGCGCATTGGCCTATCCAAAGCCCGGCCTGCCAGCTTCTGGAACCGGCGAGACGACTGGCCAGAGATCGACACCATCATCGTCGATTGTCTCGAGGCCAGCTTGATGACGGTGCCTCAAGTCGCTGAGCACTTGGCCCGCATCGGGAAAAGGGTCTCGGTTCAAAGCGTGTACCGGCGAATCGCCAGCATGCCAACAGAGGTACAGAACCGAGCCAAGCGCAATGGCAGCCGGCGTCGCGCTGCTGTCTGCTCACGGATCAAAGGTCGCCGCAGGGCGGCATGAATAAACGCGCCGTGCCCGGTGGCGCAAAGGAGGTTCACTGTGGATTTGACTCAAGACATGGTGAAGGAGCTTCTTCACTACGACCCGGATACAGGCATCTTTACTTGGAAAAGTCGAGACAGGAGGTGGTTTTCCTCGAACGTTGGATGGGGTGTGTGGAATGGCCGATTCGCTGGAAAGAGGGCAGGGTGCGAGAGAGGCAACTCCGCCAACGGATATCGAAGAAGGCGGATTTCCATACTGAACTCCTATTACTTGGAGCACCGTCTCGCGTGGCTTTGGATGGAAGGAGGTCCGGTGCCGGAGCAGATCGATCATGTTAATCGAGACGCGACAGATAACCGCTGGGCAAACTTGAGAGAAGCCAAGCACATTCAGAACGGCCGAAACCAGTCTCTCCACTCCAACAACTCCAGCGGTTATGGGGGCGTCAGCAGGAGCTCAGGCAAGTGGCGCGCAAGGTGTCACATGCTTGGCAAAGACCATCATATCGGCACCTTCGACGACGTGGAAAAGGCGGCTGAAGCCGTCCAAGAGTTTCGACGGCTTCATGGATTCAGTCCCGAACACGGATTAACTCCTCCGCGCTATCACACCCATTATCCGGAACCAATTTTCCCTATTTCGGGCCGTCAGGCGCGCAAGCGGTAACAGTATCAGGCCGAGGCCAGGCCACCGTGTCTCAAAACGGAGTCAGCCCGCTGGCCGCCGCCTCCTCAGCTCCACCCGTGCTGAGCGCGGGCGAGTTCACTGCACAGCAGTAGGCGGCAGGGCGGGCCGGGTGCCGCACGTGAAGCGGCAATTTCTTTCCAGCCTCGGCACACGCCGGGGCTTTTTC